CTGATGATCAACTTAGGCCAGCGCTTCAACGCTTGGCAGTTGCTACAGGATCAGTTAGTAAGTCCCAAGATTTATTAAGCCTAGCTCTAGATATTTCAGCAGCTACTGGCAAAAATGTAGAAGCCGTCTCAAATGCTCTTGGTAAAGCTTACGAAGGCAATACAGCCGCTTTAGGCAGATTGGGTATTGGTTTATCCTCAGCGGAAATAAACGCACTTGGTTTAGAAGGAACTACGAAACAACTAGCTGAAACTTTTGGTGGGGCAGCTACAGTTCAAGCCGAAACCTTTGAAGGTCAGATAGCTAGACTGAAAGTGGGCTTTGATGAAGCCAAAGAATCCGTAGGAGCAGCCTTATTGCCTACGCTTCAAAAGCTTTTAGATTATTTCATTAACACAGTAATCCCAAAGTTTATTGAGTTTAAAGATGCAGCATTAAAACCAGTCACCGAAGCAATTGCTAGAAATAAAGAATCTTTAACTATTCTTTATAACTTTATTAAAGACTTTGTAGTTCCAGTATTACTTAACAATTTGGGATCAGCATTAGGATTTATTGGCAAGGTTGCAGGTGGCATTCTTGATGTAATTGGCGCAGTAGTTAATGGAATTAGAAGCGCTGTTGGATTTGCAATAGATGCCATCAATAGTCTAATTCGGGCTTACAATGCAATTCCACTTTTACCAAATATCCCAACAGTTACAAAGCCGTCATTTGGTGGTGGCGGTGGTGGCGGTGGCGGCGGAGTTACTGGTGGAGGAGTTACTGGTGGAGGAGTTACTGGTGGCGGAGTTACTGGTGGCGGAGTTACTGGTGGCGGTGGCGGTGGCGGTGGCGGCGGTGGTGGTGCGGGTATAACTATTCCAGTTGTCACAGGCACAATGCCTACTTTCCCATCTGGATTGACTCCAAGCGGTAATGCCATCCCTTCTGGATTTAATGTCGCTGGAACAGTTGCAGCCAATAACGCTGGTGTCACTATCAATGTTAATGCTCCATCCGCTATCGATGAAGAAGGATTTACCAGAGCAGTTATCTTGGCTCTTAACAATTCAACCAATCGCGGAACTACTGGCGCTGGTGATCTTAGGACTTCGGCTCAAATCCTATGACCCTTTGGACTCCCGATTGGAAGATTTTAGTCAATGGCAGCGAATTAACCTCGGTTACTTTAAGCAACCTAACTATTACCTCTGGCCGTCAAGATATTAACTCACCTACCCCAGCAGGTTATTGCTCGCTAGAAGTAATAAATACTGATGGCACTAATTATGATTTTAGTATTAACACCGCAGTAACTATCGAAGTCAAAGATACGACTGGCGCTTATGTTTCTATCTTTGGCGGTCGCATTTCAGACTTAAGGCAAATAGTCAGAAGCGCAGGATCTAGCGCGGTAATTACTAGCCTAAGAATTACTGCGATTGGAGCTTTGGCTAGAACGCAAAGAGCAATATTTAACGGCAATTTAGCCGAAGGTTTAGACGGCGCGCAGATTACGGATTTACTAGATGAACTATTGCTATCTAGTTGGAATGAATTGCCACCAGCGGAAACTTGGGCAACTTACAATGCTACAGAAACTTGGGCGCAAGCTGGGAATATTGGCTTTGGAGAAATTGATGCTGGCGAATATACGATGGTTAGCCGTCAAATTACCGACAGCATAATCTACCCAATCATCAATCAAATTGCTAGTTCAGCTCTTGGTTATATGTATGAAGATGCTAATGGCAATATCAACTACGCGGATGCCAGCCATCGCCAAGATTATTTAATAGCCAACGGCTACACAGACTTAGACGCTTCTCACGCCATAGCTTCTGGCATTGGCATAATCCAGCGTCAAGGCGATTTAAGCAATAAAATAATTATGGACTATGGCAACAATTTTAATAGCTCCTATACGGCTCAAGATTTAGACTCTCAAGCCGAATACGGGTTATTTGCCGAGCAATTCAACAGCTATCTAAAAAATGCTTCGGATGTCGAGGATGTAGCCGATCGCCTAATTCAGCTTCGCGCTTGGCCTAGAAATACTTTCCAATCAATTACATTTGCCCTGCAATCCCCAGAGATTGATAACGCGGACCGAGATGCCCTATTAAATATATTTATGGGTCAGCCAGTCAGAATTACGAATTTGCCCCTTAACATCCTAGGTGGGGAATTTACTGGCTTTATTGAGGGCTGGACTTTCAACGCTTCCGTCTCAGGCCTCTCAGTCACTTTCTTAGCTACCCCAACAGAGTTCTCGGCCTTTGCCCAACAATGGGCTCAAGTCAATGCAGCAGAAAGCTGGAATAGTGTTCTTAATACGCTAGAATGGCAAGACGCGATAGGAGTTATTAGTTAATGCCAACAACAACAAACTATGGCTGGACAACTCCAGCTGATACGGATTTAGTCAAGGATGGCGCATCTGCCATCAGAACACTTGGCAGCGCTATTGATACGACAGTATTTAACAATGCATCAGCCGCAATTGCTAAATCTATTGTCGATGCTAAAGGCGATATTATCGCAGCAACCGCAGCAGACACAGTTGCTAGATTGGCAGTCGGAGCAAACGATACAGTTTTAACTGCTGACTCTTCAACGGCAACAGGATTGAAATGGGCAACAGTTGCTACGGGAGCTACTTTTGCGGGCTGCGCTCTATATGACTCAAATGCTACTCAATCAATAGCAAATGGCACTAATACCGCTTTGACTTGGGATACTGAATCTTTTGATGTTGGGGGTTATCACAGCACTGCCTCAAATACTTCAAGAATTACAATTCCTTCTGGCAAAGATGGCAAATATTTATTTACTGGAGCGACCTTTTATGCTGGAAATGCAACTGGCGTTAGAGTATTGAAATTCTTTAAAAACGGCAACGAATTATTTGAAAGCAATTTTAATAGGGGAGATGGAACTAATTTTACGACTTTAAACATTAGCGCTATAATTGATTTGGTAGCTACTGATTATATTGAATTGGTTACTTTACAAAATAGTGGTGGCAACTTAAATGCCTATAAGAATTCTGCGCCATTTTACGGCTGGTTCGCAGCGACATATCTAGGAGCATAAATGATTCAATTCGATAAGCCAGAAAATCTAAATGGTCTTGAATTATCTGCTGAATTAGCAGATGCCGGAATTGATCTCAAGCAATTGCCATTTATAGATGGCAACGGGTTGCTTTGGTTAGATGTAAAACCTGAGGATAAAGTAAAAGCAGCAACAATAGTCGCAGCTCATAACGGCAATATTGAACCTCAAGAAGCCACAGTAGCGGATAAACTTGCAAGCGTAGGTCTTAATATTGATGACCTCAAATTTGCATTAGGTTTATAACAATAACAATAAGTAAATGGCAAAATTATGCGCAGCAGGTATTCAACTTCGGGAGCAAATCGATGATGATTATCCTGATAGGGATCGTAAGTCTGATGGTTGGATTGCTGACGCTAGGCATCTTGCAAAAGGCACTTCTGACCACATACCAGACGCTAAGTCAGGAATCGTTAGAGCAATAGACATTGATGCTGATTTATCAGCTCACAAAGAAGAGGCTTATGCGCTCGTTGATAAGATTCGCAAGTTAGCCAAAAAGGGCGATAAGCGAATTGCTTACATTATTTTTGATGGAAAGATTATGAGCCCAATACTGGGGTGGAAACGCAGAACCTATAAAGGCCCTAATCCGCATCGTTCGCATTTCCATATTAGCTTTACAACTTTGGGAGACAAAGATGGCAGTTATTTCGAACTCGAAGGAGACACTAATGAGAGACCTAAAAAAAGCCGCCGAAAGCTGGGCCAAAGCGTTCTTAGCAGCAGCACTAGCGACCTACCTAGCGGTGGGATTCGACCCTGCTGCCATTGCAAATGCCGCTCTAGTGTCAGTCTTGCCTAGCATCATTAACTGGCTCAATCCAAATTATGAGCGTTACGGCAAAGTCCGTTAATGCCAGCGGCTGAATTGGCCACCTTAGTAGCTTCAGTCTTAGGATCAATAGCCTTACTAATTGCTGGCCTACGCTACATAATTAAATTGGAGAATATTCCAATAGTGTCGCGCCTTGATAAAATGGAGTCTCAGCTAGAATTGGCCCTAGCGAAAGGGGTCAGAAATGGCAACGCGAAAGCGCGTAAGTAAGAAGCCAGTCAAGCGTCCGAAGAGACGCAGGACTACTAAAGAAACCCCATTAACAAAACTTGATTTCTGGGCTATTGCTGCTAATGAAGTTTATAAAGCCTGTCGCAGAGCGGGAATGGATGAAGGCACTTCGCTGGCATTTGCTATGGATCGTAGCTCTTATCCCGATTGGATAGTTCCTGCCGATGACCCAATTAAGAAGATTGGTTGGGAAGATGGAGAAGAGGACAACTAATCTACTTTCGAGAGGTTGAACTATTTGAGGCTCTTAAGTCGCTTTATCCAGACTTGACGCCCTTATCAGCGACCGACCGAGCAGATGGCATTACCCACAATTCCTATATTGAGCTCAAATGCCGTAGGACTCATTATGATACTTTGATGATTGAGAAGAAGAAGTGGGATTATCTGGCCGATATAAGGGC